CCTGTCTTCCAGACCGATGGCGCCGCCGTTGATGCGCTTGGTCATACCAAGAATGTCGCCGGCGTCCGCAAACTTGTTCAGGTTGTTCGTCTCCCAGAACCAGCAGGCGCTCTGCGCTGCGCCTTCGAACGTGCCTAAGTACTCCGGCACGTCGTCGATGCTCATCTCCAAAGAGTCAGCAAAAGCCTGATAGTTTGATCGTCCAGTAAGCTGAATAAGCCCACGGCCGCGAAAACGATACCCATCACCACTAGACTCATCGCTATTCCCCATACGGTTAGCATAGATACGATTTGCAATGGCCTCTTGTTTGTTAGGCCGCCCACAATACTGATTAGCTGTGACATCGTCAGGAAAGTACTTTGGAAATAAGCGCCGCAGCGCCTGGGGTTTGTAGTTAAGGTTTTCGACGATGCTGGAAAAGCCACCCGACTCATGCGCACATTGGGCTAAGAACGCCGCCATGCGCTTCGGGGTGTTGATGTCGTAATCGGGAAAGAGTTGCGCTAACGCCCGGTGCCAGTACTCGACGTACTTATTCTGTGGAATGATCTGACGTAGTTGGGCTTCGGTAATCATCTGCCATACATCCTTTCTTCCAGTATTTCACGCCGTAATTGTTTCATCTTCTTGACTTCTGACACCGCCGCCTGCGTTGCGTTGTACATGTCGTAGTACATGAAGGCCAAGACCGGCATGACGATGAAAAAAGTCAGCAACACGGCCAAGACGGTAATCAGTAAGCCCCAAGGGACGTCTTCATCGTCACGCTTCTTGTCGTTAGCCACATTAGACCCATTGCCCACGCTACTACGAAAACGACTGCTGAAATCCATGTTATTTTGGCTCTGAGTTCCGCGATTTTTTTTCTGCGTCGCCATCTCGCCATCTGAATCTGTTTAAGCTCTTCTGCGTGTGCCGCCTCCTGCTCGGCAACGATCGTCTTCCACATCTCTTCGAACTTGCTCCAAAGTGCGCCAAGCTCTTGAGGTGACCGGTACACCATCGTTTCGCGTATCTCGGTTAGCATCGCATCCAAGCGCGTCGTGATGATAATCCGGCGCAGCGCCCGGCGGCCGATGCTTTCCTCGCCCTTGTACACTTTCTTGCCTTCTACCTGCTCGGCCAATAGCGCCTTGCTTAATGCGTCATACGAGTCCATCAACGCGCCCAACTGGTTGCCAATCTCGGTGAAGACGTCGTTCGGATCAGCCTTGGCGATCTCTTGAACGCGCTGCACTTCGGCGTTGTACTTCTGCTTCTGCTCAACAGTCGGATTGCCGCCCGTTACCTTATCGAACTGCGCACGCAAATCCTTCAGTACTTCTGACACCTCGCCGCTGGCGCCCTTGATGTCCTTGTAAAGCTGGCAGCCCTTCTTGACCGCAGCGACTGCGGCGTTTGCAGCGGCAAGGAGGGTTAGCGGGTCAATTTATTCCTCCATCATAGGCGCCGGCGCCATTGCGCCTTCCGTCGCTACGCCGCGTACTGCACCGCGCGCTGCGCCCGTGGTCAGATCGTTGACGGCGTCCTCTACCCACTGAATGCCGTACTTCTTACCGATCTGCATCACCTGGTTAATCTTGGCAGGGTCAAACTTCTGCACCTTGGGCGACACGGCCTCGAATACCTTGACGGCGTCTGCTGGGTTCAACAGCAACGCTTTGAGCTTTTCTTCCGTCGCCTTGGATGCAGCGTTTGCCCAGTATTTACTAAACAGCGAGGTAACCGCGTACAGCGGGCCAGATACCGGGTTGTAGATACGCGATATGATCTGCTCGGGCGGCACACCGGTCAACTCTTCGATCGGTGTGCGCGGCACTGTCTCACCACGGAACGATACCTGCGTCGGATCTTTGGATAGGCGCTCGGCAGCCACAGCGAAGTCGGCCACCTTCTGTGCATAGGTCGGGCCGAACACGCGGTTGAACACTGCTGCACGATTGCGATCGTTTAGCATCGCGACCGGATCAGCGGCCTGCACAATGTCGTCCAGCATGTAAGACCGCACGGCGTTTAAGATGTCCTTGTTTGCGCCGTACTGGTTCAACAGTTTGTTGGTAAAACTGCGGTCGCTGTACATGCGCGACACCAGCTCTGCCGGGTTAGAGAAGCCGCGGTCACGGATGAGTTGCTCGCCGGCCACGCGGCGGAAATTAGATTCGAGCGCCGCTTTCTGGCCCAGCAAACGCTGCACGTCATTCACGGTACCACGCAGTTCTTCCTCAAGCCCTGGAATGAGCGCCATTGCGCTGCGATTCTTGGATAACCACTTATTGGCCGCCTTGGGGTCGACTACGTCATTCTTGAGCGCAGCACGAGTAAAGCTGTCGTAGAACGCGTCACGAGCAACACGTACACCTTCCTCGCCGGTTGCGCGGATGAAGTCGTCCACGTTCGACTTGTTGCCGATAATGGCTGGCGCGATCTGTTCGACAAACTTCTTACGGTCGACATTCTTTAGCGTCTCGCTGCTAAACGGCAGGCCGACCTTTTCCAAGTAGGTTTTATCAGCGTTGCGGTACGCAGCGACGAACTCTGGGTCGAGGCTGTCAATATGGCCAGATACGCGCGTCTTCAGTTCGCTCAACAAACGGATGTCCGCAGGATCATTGGCCTTGCGCAGTTGTTTGTTGATCTCGCGCTTCAACGAATCCAAATCTTCAACGGTGGCTTCGGCAAACTTAACGCCTGCTGGCGTGGCAGGCACGCCTTCTGCGGTCAAAATGGCGCTTGGTTCGGTTTCCGCTGGACGGAAGCGCGAACGCACCTTGTTATAGATGCTTGGGAATGTCTTGAAGATATCCGACGCCTGCGTACCTGCGACGAAGTTATAGATGTCGTCCACCGATGCAGCCGGTAAGGTCACGCCTTTTGTCTTGGCGACATTAAACGCCTCGGTGTAGAGCGGACGCACTTCAGCAATCGCTTTAGCTTCCTTGTCGGCGACTAACTTCTCAATCCGAGCGCCGAACGCATTAGGGTCAACCACCGGCGCGCTGTACGCGTCAGCGATTTGCTGATCGAGCGAACGCACCTGACGCTGAACAGACTTTTCAGTTGCGCCCGTGATTACCGCCAGTTCTTCCGGCTTCAATGACGACAGCTCAACTTTGGACGGGTCACCAAACAGACGGATTTGGTTAGCACGCAAGTCCATCTTGGCCCGCGCAAACTGTTCGCCATACTTGGCCTTGAAGACCGGATCCCGCGACGACAGGTTCTCAATGAAACTGATGATGACCGGGTTGTCGGCCATCAACGCGCTAATCGGCATTTGCACGCGTGGGCTGCCAGGTGCTTTCAAAGAAACACCTTCTTGCGCTTTGACGGCGTTTTGCAACGTGGTCAAGAAGTTAGGGTCAGCCGCGCCGGCCGCGATAAAGATGTTGTTGATACGGCTATCAACATCGCGCAGCAATTCGTTCTCTGGCTGCACGCCGCGCAACTTGTCGACGACTTCTTTCGCCTTGTCGTAACCCTTACCGACCAACGGACCGGTTTTTAAGCCGGTGCCCGCGACATAACCAGCGCCAGCGCCACCAAACAACGAACCGACAATACGACCAGGCGTGCCGCCAACGGCTTCGCCAGCAGTGCCGCCGGTTTCAGCGCCGGCACCAATAACGAATTGTTCGGATGGACGAGCCACGACTTGCGCGGCTGGCCCCATGCGACGTATGCCTGCCAACGGCGGGAACAAGTAAGACGCCGGATCAGTCACCGCTTCAATACCGGTGGCCATTACGCGCTCACCAAACGTCTGTGGTAGCGCACCCGTCATCGGCATACCTAACGCTGAAAATAGCCGAGCAGAAGGTTCTGTCACCGCAGCCTGACCGCGTCTGAATGACTCGCCGGGCGTCGCCGCAGGCGCTTCAGGTGGCAAACCCGCAAAACGGGCACCTAATTCGTAAGGGTTTAAGTTAAGCCGCGTTAAGTAGTCCGAGATCATCTGACTAACGCCCGTAACTGCACCCAACGTGCCAGTCACGCCGCGTTTGGCAGCCTCGGCGCGGTAGTCGCCCGTAGTCACCGGGCCGGCCATGCTGGAGGCGAGTTCTTCTAACTCATCATCAGTCAGCGCCTGATCAGTGCGAATAGACTTCCCATCAATGGTGTACGTAGGCATGTTAATCCTCGGTAATGGTTACCGTCTTACCGCTCTTTAATGTTCTTGTCGTGGTTTTACCGCCACCACCGCCCCCGCGCTGTTCAAACTCTGGGAAGTTGAAGATTAGATCAGTATCATCCTGAGTAAAGCCAGCACGCGTCGCTATTTTCTTCTGATTAGCAATCTCGTCTTTAGCTTTCTTCGCCGCTACAGTGCGAATGGCTTTCAAAGTACTGAGTAGCTTCTGCTGCGTATCTTTAGTCGGCGTCGACGTAAAAAATGTAGACAGATAATCCGCCGTGCCGCCAATTAATGATGGGTCGGCGCCAGCCGCCTTCAATTCTTTTTGACTCAGATCGCCCGCACCCGATATGGCGCGCGCAAACTGCGTCTGCGCAGCGCGGAACGACGCAAAGTTACTGGTTTTGATTGAGTCCGATATATTGGTGATAGCTGAATCGGCGGCGGTAACAGTCTTACGGAAAGGATCAATCGTATTGATGACCTTGTCACGGAAGCCAGGAATATCTTTGGCACCTTCTTTACTATTTTGGCCTGGTAGCCTAGGTGCGCCTTTTTCAGCTACTCTGCCTTTTTCCTCGTCCACCCGTTTATTGACCGCGGCTTTCTGTTCCTTAGTCAATTGGCCAAAATTTTTCTCGAATAGTTCTTGCGCGATGGCTTCCCGATCGGTGCCATATGCCGGCGCTTTATCCGCTTTCTCACCCTCGACGCGTATCGCGTCGTTTACAGACTTTCGTTCCGCAGTTGTTAATTGTGAGTATGGTTTGTCAAATAGTTCAAACGACTTACCTTCCACTTTTTCACCAAACTTCGGCGCGCCGTCTGTTTCCGGCAGACCGGCCAAGGTATCGTTAACCATCTGCAACGCTTCAGCGCGGCCTTCCGCGTCAGGGGGTAATGCTTCTATCTGTCGACGCTTTTGGATTAAATCAGCGCGAGCCCTTGCAATTCGAACCTTCTCTGGCTCATTTGCTACACGTCCTTCACGTTGACGCTGCGCCACCAACGCCGCGTCGGCCTGCGCCTTACGTGCGTAGTCGGCTAAAGCCAACGCGCCTTGTTGATCACCAGCATTGGCCAGTTGACGTGCGGCCGCCATGATCGAGTCAGGGCTACCCAGGTCAATACCACCCAATGCCGATTGGCGCGCGCTGATCATGCGCAGTTGCGGGTCTTCCGCGCCTAGCAGACCGGCTAGGCCGCGGCCGAACTGTTGGCCAGCACGAATCGCGCCGAAGCGGATGCTCTGATACGGATCAAGCTGCGCGAGTTCCGCAGCCTGCTTCTGCATCATCAGATCCTGCTGCTGTTGATACATCTCCGGCGAGGTAAACAACCCTAAAATTTCGCTTGCCATGATGGCTCCTAATTCGTCACTGCATTCTTAGTAGATTCCGTAGCCTTGATTTCGCGGGTTACGGCCAAATGAATTAAAGTAGCTCGCAGCAAAATCGTCTGGCACATTTTCACTTCTCAACTGTGTACGGTTATAGGCTGGGCTACTCGCGCCACTAAACAGATTCTGCGTATAGTTGCCCAAAGCCGACGTCAATTGTTGATTACTACCAAGCCCCTGCAAGAACGACGCGGTTGGATTCAGCATATTTGCACCGAACATGGTTTGGGCAGCGCGGCTCCCTCCCGTTTGCAGTGCCTGCGCTGCCGCTGCACTACCGCCGCCCAACGATGCACCGATCTCGAGCGGCTGACGCCCCAACGATTCAATATCACCCGCTGCGCCGAGGTAGCCTTGGAACGGCGCGAGTGAGCCGACCAAGCCACGCTGGTAGCCACCCAACAAATCCGCGCCTGTGCCGAACAACGTGGTGCCGAACGCCAACTGACGCTGCCCTTGCTCTTGCGCCCGTGCGGCCAACTCTGCATCTTGCTGTGCAATCGCGTTGTAGTACGCTTCCATCTCTGGATTCGTTGCAGCCAGACCTGCGCCGCCCCCCGGGCGCAAACCCGTCGCACCAACTGACAAACCAGTGCGACCGCGTTGGAACTCTTGATTACGCAGCGCGGCCAATTGACGCTCACGTTGTGGCGCCAAGATGTCGAGCTGCGAGGTCATGTAACGCTGCGCCACTTGTTCAGGCGACTCGGCCAAGTAGCGCTCGCCCAAGCCAAACAGTCGTTGTGCAGCACCTGGCAATGCAGCGTACTGCCCCGGCGCTTGCCCTAGCGACTCAAGACCAATGCCGCCGGCCATCGTCATCAAACGGTCTTGGTAGGCGCGTAGTTCCGGCGATACGTCGTAAGACGCGCCGCTCACACGGCCGTCTGGGCCTGTTGTGAACTGACTGCGGCCAAATCGAGTCGTGATGCCTACCGGACGGAACCGTGCTTCTTCCGCAGCAATCCGCGCGGCCGCTAGTTCGGCGTCGGCCGCCGTGCGCGCAGCGCGTTCAGCAGACCTCGCCTGCATCGAACTACCTAGAAGTCCAGCGCCCGCCGCTATAGATGCAGCAAAAATAGGCATGTCACTCTCCCTTAATCAACACACTGTCCACGTCGTTCGGGTCTTTTTCATCCGTTGCATGGATACAATACCAAACACAATCTTCAATCGCTTTCACGCCGTGCGTGACGCCCGCTTTGATTTCAATGCACGCCGGAGCGTTCACGATTTCAATCTCTTCACCTACTAGCACTGCTATTTTGCCTTTAGCCAGAATCGACAAGTGGCTAAAGTCATGCGTGTGCTTCAAAATCGCCTGCCCAGCTTGTACACGTATTTCCTTTGCGTACAGCCCATCAGAAAAGTGATGGATAAGCTGATGATCAGGTAATGTGTCAACAATCATGCCGTTCTTTCTGTTTCATGTGGGCAAACTCCATACCACCCAATAGCTTGATTACAGTTATGACATAAAACACGGTATTCAGGAGGAAAACCTTCTCGTATAGCTCTTAACGCAATTTGTTGTGTAGACATTGTTTTTCGTTCTTGTCTACCGCCACCATTTACATGGTCAAGCGCTAAAAACTCAAATTTTGTTTCGCCGCAACATGCGCATTTCCCTCCATACCCAGCAAACAAACGCTCTCGTATACGCCTATTACTTTGTTTACGTCGTACTCTAGTGTTTTCTTTGCGCCGGTATTCTTGCAGGTATTTTTGTCTGCAGGATACGCAACGCTTAGCATCCGATCTTGTAGCTTGAAATAACTCACTACAAAACTGGCACACAACATTTTTCATGAAACCCTTTTCCACATATACACCACGATGTACGGCTGCAAGTTAGCATTCGTAGCCGACGAACCTTCGGTGCTGATTGACGTAGCTGCGGTAATGCCCGTGGTGTTTGAGTTCGTACTAATTTGGCTACCAAAGCCCGTCGTGTTCTGCGCATAATTCTGCGCGGCGCCTGATGAGGAATCTGGACGATAGTAAAGCGCAGTAGTATGTGAGTGACCCGGATCAGTAATCGTTGTTGTCGCTGTGTGCGAGTGACTGACATTCACTGCATCTTTCGAGCCGCCAGTTTCTTCCGCGGTATCAAACGAACTGTCGCTGGCATTTAAGCCCACCATCACACGACCAGCGCCAAACGCCGTCCATGTACCGAACCCTAGCAGCGTGCCGGGGTTCGTGCTGTTGGTGGCGTTCACATAGATCGAGCCAACCGGATACAGCGCGTTCTTCACCGCATCCGCAACGTCTTGCACAAATGCCGTCGTGGCCAACTTGGTGCTGTCATCGGTGGACGTTTGCGTGACTGCGGTTGTGCCGGTAGGTAGCGCAGGCGTGCCGGTAAACGTCGGCGAGGCGAGGTCAGCCTTCGTCGCAACGGCTGTCGCGATATTGTTGAACTCCGTGTCGATCTCGGTGCCCTTGACGATCTTGCTGGCATTACCCGACGCCAGCGCGTCTTTGGCCGCAAAATCGGTAGATTTAACGTAGTTAGTCATGACACCCTTCCGTTCTTTGCTTGGATTTCAATCCGTTGAATTGACAGCGACGCGCCGTCAATATCTGCTTCATAGCCTGTCTGCACAATCTTGCCTGCGCCGGTTGCTTGCCCATAAAGCGTCTGTAGGGCTAAACCATTAGCATATTCCGCTACCGGCACGCCATTTGCGCCGTACTCTGCAATGCCGTACTCCGCAACTGCTTGCGTTGGGATCTGGACGTTTTGAGAAAGGTAGTTCTCATTAAAATCAAAACCCCACTTCATCGTGATGTACTGGTTCGTACCACCAATTACGACAATCAGCAGACGCTTCAAAATAGACGTTACGCTCTGATCACCCAGATCAGAATGGTTGGTGTAGTACTGCATCCGGTACGACGCGCCGTTATCCGTATGCCCAGTGTACTTACCGACGTAACCCGTTTTGCCGATCAACAAGTCACCATTACGCCGCGATAGCAAAGCCGTCGGCTCGATGTCCGTCCAGGTCGTCACTCGCGCAGCGCCGTCCGGCAGCGTCGTGCGTGTGTCAAACACATAGACCGACTTGTTAGAGGGCAGCGTCAGCAAATAAAAGGCGTCGACTTCCGAATAGACGGCCTTGATGTTGGCCAGCGTTTCGCCGGCCACAATACCCATCAAGTCGTTTCGAACGTTCTTGCTGATGTCACGAAACGGCGCAGACTTCTCTTGAATCGTGCGCATGATCGAGCGCACACCGCTGTTCGACAAAAATAAGACGTCGGTATTAGTGCCTTGCACCGAATCACGCGCAATGCAGCCGATACCGATCACGGTGTCGTATAGCGACATCGTCGATGGAGCTGTTGCGCCTTGGTACACCAGAATTTGGCGCTTACCGAAGATGAACAGGAAGCCGTTATGAGCGGCCAGCGCCACAATCTCGTCTTGTCCGTTCGGCCAGACGTTATTCACATTTAAGCTGCCCGATGTTCCGCCGGTGTACACATGGCCGGCTAACAGGTCGGAAAACGTCAGCGTCTGTTTGTCCGACGCAGTGTTGGCAATCCACAGACGACCATACGCCGAAATGCAGACGTTGCCCAACGGCACCGTGCCTGCATAGCCGGTCTTCTCGCTAACCCGACGATACGTCGTTGTGCTGACTGTTGGGTCGTAGATAAGCGGGTCGTGCCCGGTCTGGAAAAAGTACGTGATGTTGTTTAACGACGCGCACTGCCAATTGTTGGCCGTAATCGTTGGTGCCGTGCCGCCGCCACCGTAGGTCAACTCGACTATCGCGTTGCTGCCGTCGAGTTTGAACAGTTTGTTGTTGCCGGCGAACAGTACTGTGTACGTGCCGTCGGCCACCACCAGCTCATGGATGACGCCGATCGGATTCGAGCCAAGGTTACCAGTGCTGGCGTTCAGATTATCCCAACCCTTGCGCGCGCCGATCCGGCCATACTGGTCGATCACGCAGTTGATGGCCGTCAACGCAAAACCCGCGTTCAGATCGAGCGGTGAGTCTTGCGTATTCAGGCCATAAAACCCTGGCGCTGATATGCCGTAGGTTTGGATAACTTGCGTCATGTCGCGACGAACTCCTGCATTTCAGGAAAGCGTGTCGCTTCCAGCGCTATATAATCAGAAAGCATACTTCTGTACAGTGCATATGCTTCTGAGGAATTTAGACCGCCATCTTCGCCCCGTTCGACCAACGCTCTGGCGTAAGCGTTTTGCGCCACCAACACATCCGGCACCAACACCGACGTGCTGTCCGACGACAGTACCGCCTGCGGAACCGTTAAGAAAAACTTGATGGTGTACACGCCGTCCGGCCGACCCCACAGTTGCACTTTAGCGTCGCCGTTGCCGTCAACACCTTCAAAGCAATACTCGGTCGGCACGGCGTCTACAAATGGCTGGAGATTCTGCTTGCGTCGCATGTCGCCCACCGTAATGTTGCGCATGACGACGTTGGAGGTTGTGTTCAACGGGTCACTAGAGACGCGGAACTTCTGACCCGCGCCGGTCAATGCATACTCGTAAACGCTTGCCGAAGTAGTAACGGTAACTTCGGTGCCCAGCGCGTTCCAGTCGTAGGCATCCTCGATCTGGCGCTTGGAATCGTTAACGAATTTGCCGATGAGCTGAGAATAGGTCGTCAGGTTGACCGTGGTGACGGTCTGCTCCCGCAACCGGAGTAGCACATCGTTGACGAGTTCTAAGTAGGTCATTTGCTTTTCGCCTTATTCCTTGCGGAAATAGCTTTAGCTTTTGCCTTTGCATCCGCCTTGGATGATGCGCCCCACGCATTCAAAGATAACAACAGCCTTGTCGGCTTGCCATCTTTACGCTCGGGGCCGGGCATGTTGCCCATCCTAGCGAGAAAAGAAGCTCGTCTCGGGTTATCGCCAGATTTCACTGGCGCTTTCAGGGATCCCCCTGTTTCTGCATTATAAGACGCC